ATTTTTAAAGTAAATATTACTACAAGAAAACTCTGTCATTAAATCAATAGTATTTCTGAATATAGCAAAATTATAATAACATTTTTGACACAATATGACAGCGTCTCTTATGTTCATATTTGAGTCATTTTTTATTCCTAAAGAATATCTAAATGGAATTAATCCATCTTCAATATTTTTATATCTATCAGTTTTTGTTATTGTGCCAGCAACATTTCTTCTCATAGAAGTTCCATTTGAAGATGCCTTGACTTCTTGGAAAGAAGCTTCAGAAACCATTAGAGGTTGAGTTTCCTCAATTTTAACGTTTTTTTGATTATTTTTAGATTTTTTAGCCATTTTAACTATAAATATTACACATTATCGGATCATAATAGGCGAAAAAGTAGGTGTTTCTTCAATAACTTGAGTGCTCATCATATCATTATAGCACTTAACAGCCCAATTCGCTAACATAAATGCTGAATAATTATCTTTTCTTGCTTTATTTGCTGATGCACTTCGTTTAAGATGTTGCGGTAAATCAAAGCTTTGAGTACCTCGACTTGTGGCTGAATGTTCTATTAATACACATTGTTTTTTAGTTTGATAGATAAAATCATCTTGATTTTCAATAAAATCTAATATTGTCCAATCTTTTTTATCTTCTGTTTTCATTAATTCTAAAGGGATATTTAAGCCTATTGTTTCATTAAATGAATTTTCATCTGAAGCAGTTCTACTAGCAAACCAAACTCTTTTATAATCAATACATGCTTGTAAATATTCATTTGCTTTACGAATAAAGCTCGCTGTAAAGACTTGATTAAATGCAATTCTTCTATCTTGAAGATTATATTGATTTTTTGCATTTTTAATCATTAAGTCATAATCTACTCCTTCTAGATCTGAATCTATATCAAATGTTTTAATTTCTATTTTTTCTTGTTTAAATATATTAGACTCATTGCAAGCTGCTAAAAATGTATCTGCACCAGCATTATCAAGAATCATAAATACAATATTAAAATTTTTAATTATATAATGTAAATAATTAACATGATTTTTTAAATTTCCAAGGCCAGCATAAGTATGTACTAATATACCTTGCTGTTTTTCTTCATCATATTCCATAATAGCCATAGCAAAATAATCTGCGTTTGGGCTATCGCTCATATTTGGATCTATTCCAAGAATATATTTTTTATTTGGATTTCCTTTCATTAAAGTATGAGGTTTTTCGCCAGTTTTCAAAGTACATTCTTCCATTTTTTTTGCGTTAAAATAGCTATCACTTCCATCTGTAAATCTAGCACAATATTCTCTAAGAAAACCGCTATGACTAGATCCGCCAGCTTGAGCTTCTTCAATAATGGTTTTATCTATCATCTCTTCTGGGAGAGCTTCATAACTTAATTGACTTACAAAATATGTGGCTTCACCTTTTTCATTATCCGTTATCCTTTCGGTCCATTCATTATATATTTTATAAAGATTTTCAAAAGTGTAGCTTGCTGAAGAAAGAGCTATCATTTTACTAGTATTTTCAAAAACCATCCTTTCGCTTTCTTTCATTAATCCTTCTTCTATTAATTTATCTTCACTTTCTCTGATCTCCATTCTTTCTTTAATATTTTGTGGCGCTACAAGGAATGGCATTAATACATTTTTTACTATTTCTTCTGGTAAAAGGAGAAATTCGTCTAGCACAAGAACATTCGCACGAAATCCTCGTATTTTTTCTCCGTTTAATGGAATTGCTACAATGCTACCACCATTTATCTCCCATTCAAATTGATCATTTCTTCTAGTTTTTGCTCCAAAACATTGAGCTAACAATTCTGCGCCTTTGCTATTTACAATTTTTTCTAGATTATTAAAAATAAATCTGGCTGTTCTAAATGTAGGTCCAGCTATAAGAATTTTCGTATTAGGTTCAAAAACGCATTGAAGAAAACAAAATACGGCTGCTATAAAACTTTTTCCACAACCTCTACCAAAAACACATAAATTAAAATTTCTATTTAGTAAAGCTTTAATATGTATCTCTTGATAAGGAGCAAGTTTTACACCACTGATTAATTCTGTAGAAAATCCTATATTTGCTCTAAGAAATTTAGCAAGACTAATTTTAGCTTCTTTATCATTAAGAAAACCTTTCAATTGTGAAAGTTCCGCGTTTACATCCTTGATTTCTTTTAAATATTTTTCTGGACAATGCATCATAAAATTTTCATATCATATGCTAGTTGCAAATCTATTTTTTTATAAGAACATTTGCTAGCAAATATACCCTCTATTAATCTCGTCATTTCTTTTCTTCCATCAACAAATAAAAATTGAATATTATCATATGATTGTAATAGTTCTCTAACATTATGAAATATATATTCTGGTGTTGCTTTTATTTTTTTACTTATATGAGGAAGATATTGAAAACTTAATGCATTTGATAATGTTTCTTCTACCATAACAACGATATATGAATTATTATTTTTAGCTTTTTCGATTTCATTTTTAAATCGATCATAATTTTTTACGCTTAAAGTGCTTATGAAATCGCTGAGGCTTTTTCTTTCTATGAAGCAATTGCAGTTATCATTTGAACAGGTATAATCCCCAAATGATAGAGTTTTAATTTCAAATGGAGTATTAAATTTTAGCCAGCTTTGTTCTCGGGTGTCCACATATATTGTGTCTTTTTGATTTAATTTATTTTTAAAATTGTTTATAAGTAAATTGGGATCAATAAATTTATTTTCTAATCCTATAGAAGAGCATACATCATAATAGTTTTGAAAGATTTGATTGTAAAATATAATTGATGGTGCCATTATAGTTCTTAGTTCTATTTGAGTTGGAGAATACGTTAATCCCTTTAATTCTTTTCTTTTTATTAATAATTGTTTACAATATTGCTTGACTTCTTCTATGGGTTGATTTTTAAGCCATTTTTTCATATTATTCTTATCATTAAAATCGCTATTCAGATATTGTTCTTTTGATTTAAAATTGATTAATTCTTTAGTAAGTAAATCTCGGCGCTCATAATATTTTTGGTAATATTTTACTTTATTTAAACCATATCCCTTTAAAGCAAGATGAAGACTTTTTTCATCTTTAAATTCCTTACCATCTACTTTACATATTATGCTCATCCATTTAAAATCTCATCTTTTGAAATGCCTAAAATTTTGCATTTTATTTCATCCATTGTAGATAATCTATCTATTTCTTTTTCGACTACTTGTTTGCGCATTTCTGCCATTTTTAAAAGTTTATTTCTACTATCTTCTTCTTTCCACATTTGCACAAGATTAATTATAGAAGCTGTTTCTTTAACTTGTTTGCTTAATTTTTCGCTTCTTTTTACTTTAAGATCGTTGAGTAATTTTTGTTGACGATTTACGCAATCATTATATTCTTTTCTTGCAGTATTGCTAGCCTCGACAAGAGCCATTGGTATTTTGCCATCTTCTTGAATTGCTATGTCAATTTGATGCTGAAGTACATTGATTGTTTGTTGAATATTAGAGGATATTACAACCTCTGTAGCTAAAACAATATATTGATCAACTTCTTCTTGCGATAAATCACTTTTATCATATGTATAACGCACAAAACTACTTTCAAAAAGATCTCTGTCTGTTTCATCATCATATAAATTAATTTGATGAGAAAATCTAAAAGTGTTCATGTATCCTATTAAAGAAGAAATATCTTTTTTTGTTTTATGAGTTAGTTTATTTTTGTCAATACCATCTAATACATATTTATTTATTTTTGCTATCATTCTTTCTTCGCTACGAGGCGGACGATACTCTTCTGTGGAAGCATTTTCATTTTCTTGCTGATTGTATTTTATATTGCTAGGAATATTTTTCATGTGTTCTAATATGCTTCGAGTTTCTTGAGATAAATTAGTAAGATTGTCATTTTTAAATAAAATTTTTGATATTTCTAAACCAGTCATCATTCCGCAGTTATTACTAATGTATTCTTTTTGTTCGTTGTTAAGTTCTATTAATCCTTTTGCTTGATATTCATGGCTTTTTTTGGGTTTAATTTGTCTTGAAGCTAAAAATTCTTTTACAGCTTTGCCCTCTTTGCTTCTTCCATCTAAATCATCTCTTTGAAAAGCTAACTTTACTAATTCGACTAGTGAAGGAGGGTTATCTGGTCGATTATTCCATTCATTTAATAATATTAATTTTTGCTCTTCTGTGAGCTGTAGTAAATCTTCACTCATGTTAATTTATATCTATCTCTCCATTGTATAGATATTTTTTAACCTTTAATATTATAATTTTTTTAATATTTTTAATTTGTTTATATCCAGCTATTCTATTCTTCTCGCTTGTTCTATAGCCCATAAGTTTAGCAGTTTGCTCTTCATCTTTACCGTCGATATAAAGATACTGATAAACTCTCCATTCAATTGGTTTTAAAGTTTTTTCCATTTTTTTATGTATATTTTTTGCGCTAATTTCCATATTTAAATTTTCATTTGGTATACTATTAATTTCTTGCGTATGATTTTCTATACTAACTGTTAATTTTGTGTCGTGTGCATTCTTTTTACTTTTTTCCCAATTAGCGTATAATGGACAATTGTTGCATTGTTTGCCATAGATAGAACAGCTTTCGTCTGTTTCCGCTGCAGAACATTTAAGGCATGGGCGCGCAAAATTACTATAATTATTTCTAATTAAATTTTTAATTTGATTGCTGATAATTCTATTTACCCAAGGAGCTAAAGGCTTTTTTTGATCGTAAAGATGCCATTTCTTATAGATATGTATTCTCAATATTTGAGATACATCGCTAAAGTCCATCCAATTAATTGCTGTTAAATTCCACTTTGCTCTTCTTTTTATTATTTCAGAATTTATAGTATCAATTTTTTCCTCAAAGGAATGTTTTTTACCCATTTTTTCGCCCTCTATTCTTTGGGCGTAGTGCTCCTGCTTCTCTTTGAAAATCTTCTAGAAATTTTTTTCTTTCTGATTTTGTTTGAGATTTATTCTTTAGTTTTTCTCTTCTAGAAGGATTTTTATTGCTGCCGATGATATCTCCTATTTTTACTTGATTTTGTCGTGGTTCATCAATCTCGCAATCTAAATTAGATATATTGGGCACATGATTAATCTCTTCTTGATCATAATCGTCATCCTCATCATCATATTTTTCAAATTGTGGTTTAACTGGAGCTTTTGGAGATATTCTTCTTGGTTGTTCGAATTTAGCTGTTATAGGTTTCTGCTCTGATGTCTTATTTATTAAGGTTTTATCAAAGGCATTTCCACATCCACTGCAAAATTTTGGTTTTAAAGAAGTATAGCTTGTTGGTGTACCGCATTCACTGCAATAT